TATCGCAGCATCCCCAAGTCGAAGCGTGACGTGGTCTACGATGAGCCGCTCAAGACTTCTTGGGGTCCTCCGGTACGTCTCAAGGGCTATGTCGAGTGGCCTGATTCCGCCCCGACCTTGACGGATGAAGGACTTCACTCCGAGTTCAACGCCACGGCTTGGGTCGCTCGCAAGGAGCTGGAGGACGCCCACGCCGGCTTGCCGGCAGAAGGGGACGTGCTACGGATTTGGCGTACCCCCTTCTTCGATGAGTGGGCCGTCGACGCCCAGGCTGAGCCAGACAAAGGCTACTACTTCAACATCATTGACGTCGACGAGGATGGCCACCTGTTTGACACGGCTAGCTTCGTCGGTGTTAGAATGACACTCCGTCGGAACAACATGTTCTCCCCCGAGAGGAGGATCAAAAGTACATGAGCGTCACCAACCAGATGAAGAAGTTGCTCGGTGAGGGCACCGATCCGCGCGTGGCCGAAGAAGAAGGCGCGCCATCCGAGAGCGGGGTTGAAGATGCCCTGATGAAGAACCTTGCCCTCGTCGCGGCCACCATCGGTATCAACTTGGACGACGACAAGCAGGCGGACGATTTCATCACGCTGGTCAAGACCGTCGTGACGAAGGACAAGGCCAAACTCAAGAGCCTACTCAGGCGATTCACCGCCTCCAAGGCGAAGACGGCGGCCAAGGGAGCGATGAAGGCGGTCCAGTAGCTCGTGCCGCTCGATCCCGCCAAGGTGGCTCTAGCAGTCCAAGGTGGCTTAGCTGCCGTCTGCGCAACGTGCCGCCGCTACTGGGAGGGTCGTGATCGAGGCCTTCCCGAACCCCGCTGCACGTCCGAAAGTGGCTGCGGTTCGCCCGTCGTCGGTGAGGACTTCCACGACTACGATGGTCCGATGACTGACTTTTCGCAGTGGTGTTTCATCTGCGGTGATGCAGCCAAGGCACTTGTGGTGGCGCGCGGCAAGAATCGTCAGATCGGAGTCTGCGCCTGGCACGCTGGACGCCTCGAAGATCTCCAGCCGACCGCTCCAAGACCGGCTGGCTCCTTCGTCATCATCGGTGCTCTACCCAAGCCCACACCGCCGAAGTCCTTGGCGCGCGCCATCGCGGAGGTCGAGGACTACTACGCGAAGAAGGGCTCGTAGGTGTTCGTCGCTACGCCGAACAAGGACACCAAGGCCTTCTTGCGCGTGCGTGAGCGCGAGTGGCGACAGCGAGCAGAGAAGTTCCGGCAACAGCTCTGCTACGCTGTGGCGGAGTCGTCGCTACGTGATCTGATCCAGCGCATCCCTCAGCGCGACGACTTGAATACCTATCGCTCCTCCTTGGAGTTGGTGCGAGTGACGGGGCTGCCCCCGAAGGTGGCCATGTTCTCCATCTACGCTCGCACCAAGGCACACAAGGTCCGTCAGGTAGACGCGCCCCGCAGCGTTCTCTATATCCACGCCCGTCGCCGGCTTCTGCCGCCCGCTCCAGAGGTGGTGATTCTGGAGAGGTATAGCCCGTGGACCGTGGACACGCTCCCCTTTGTCCCCAAGCGCGGTACCGCCATCACCATCTCTCGCAAGGTGTCACGGAACTCCGTTCAGAAGGTGGCCAAACGTCGGGAGGATGACCGGACGAAATGGACCCGTGAGTTGCGTGAGGCGGGAGTGAAGGTGAAGCGGGGAAAGGTCATGGCCCGTCAAGCTGCCCTCCCTGACGTGACCTTCGACGCCACCCGTCTCGAATTCGGGCTCGACCGGCAACGGCCCCATCCCCACTGGCGGCCCACCATTGCACGGTGGAAGCGTGCGGGGATTCAGGGAATCCTACGAGAGCAAAGTGACTTGATCTCGGCTCTGGTAGGTGTAGGATTCCAAGGGTGGAAGTCCTGGCCGCCGCCACTACCTGAGATCGGCATCAGGACAGCTCAAGGCTTTGAGTCGTTCCAAGGAAAACTAGGCATCCGGTAGCTGGAGGAATACATGAACGCCCAGGTCAACGAAGTCCTTGGTCAGATCCGCGCCCATCTCGACGAGCGTTGGGGTCCGGAGGATGACCCCACGTCGGCTGCTGCTGCCGGTGCCGCTCCTGGAGACCTCGGGGCGACCAACCCTTCCGATGTCATGGACGCCTTCGATCTCTACATCGGCGGCATCGTGGAACGCCTGATGGCGAACTACGAGATGACCGATGAGGAGGCTCTCGACTTCGTGTTCGAGGTCGCCGACGAGAAGGCCGCCGATGGCACGCTGCCCCCGATTCCGGATGAGGAAGACGCCGAAGGGACGGCTCTTTGGGTCGGGAAGGCCAAGACCATCGCGTTCGGCGGCGAGGTTCTCAAGGCCGCTCACGCGCAGGCCGAGTAGCACCTCTCCGAAGGCGGGGCTGTGACCGACACCCCCGAAGGACAGGCGCGTCGAGATCGCTGGGAGGGCCGCGCCCCTAACGGGACCGTTGGCCTTCGTTCCTTCGACGAGGGGGTCTATATCACCCTCCGCTGCATCGAAGTGGACGACAACTACTACCTCGACTCGAACAAGGTTGGCCTTGCTTCTCCTCCAGGCAAGCCTGGAATCCCTGTCACTTTCTACATTCCCGAGGACGCGCACGAGATGGCGCGTTATCCTCTTGTCTTGATCACGCGAGATGCGATCGATGTGGCGATGAACCGGTGGCACCCGGGTTCGCTCCAGTACCGAGCACCGGCCGCGACCGCTGTGAAGGTGGCCGTGGAGGGGCAGACCGGTTTCGATCGAATGGAGCACCGTCAGCAAGCCGCTCCTTTCGACATTTCCTACTCGCTGATGCTCTACGGTCGCTCTCGGAACGATTGCAATCTCCTGCTCGACTATGTTCTTCGTCTGATCCCTCCCTACTGTAATCTCCGTGTCCGTGACAGCCTGGGAGATTACCGGCTCTACAGTGCGTTCACGGAGTCTGTGGGGATGCTTGACTCGGAGAACGAAGTAGGTGATCGTGTGATAGCGTTTGCGGTCTCACTACGAGTTGAGGCAGAATTGGATCTCGGCGACCCCGAAGTGCAGAAGGTAGTCACCAAGCCGCCGGTTCTCTCCACCAAGGTCAAGTGATGGCGAGCTACTACAACAGGACGCGCGGAACCATTGCTCTCTCTCTCACGGGGAACAACTCGGTTTCGCTCGCCCCGAAGCGCTCGATCATTTTGGAGGGGGCAGACGAGATGTGCGAGAGCGTGCTCCGCGCCGTCTCGAAGGGGGATCTGGTCCAGAGGGGTGTGAAGGCTGCCCCTGCGTCCTTTCCAGTTGCCATCAGCACCCCAAGTCTCCCAGTCTCCGCGCCCCCGGCACCTCCCGCATTTCCAGTCGTCCGGCCCGTTCCATCTGTCCTTGATGCCGGTCCTGTCGCTGTCACTGCGAAGTCGGTGAAGATGCCGGAGGCGGAGAAGACTGAGGGCGAGTACGAAGTTCAGATCGAACCGCAGCCGAAGGCGGCGGTAGAGATTCCCGAACCGACGGGCGAGGAGCCTCGTCGTCGTAGCAAGAGGAGCTAGTCATGGCCGAGCTGCTATCGCCAGGCGTATACATCGAGGAGACTCCCGCGCAGGTTCAGGTGGTCCAGACAGTTTCGACCTCCAACCTAGGGATCGTGGGTTTCACCCAGCGCGGTCCGACGGACCAGGCGCTGCTCGTGTCGTCTTACGAGCAGTTTGCCAAGATGTTCGGCGGTTTCGTGCGCGAGTCCTTCATGCCCCTCTCGGCTGCGGCCTACTTCGCCAACGGTGGTCGACGCGCCTACGTGGTGCGTGTGGTTCCGGCTGACGCGGTCGCGGCTGACGCGAAGGTGCAGTCGAACGTCTGCAATCAGCAGATCGAGACGGGCAACGGCATCCTGGTCGGCTTCTCGAAGACGGCTCTCACCACCGCGCTGAAGGTGAACGGCGGCGCTTCGCCGATCAAGCACTCCTCGGTGGCGATCCGCTGGCGCGAGATCGCGGTGGCTGCGTGGCCGGCGGCTTCCCCCACCATGAAGCGTGATGGTGTGACGCCTCTGGTCGGTGACGGCATCGCCCTGGTATTCGAGGGTCGTGTTGACCCGACCACGATTCCGGTGTTCGATGCCCTGCTTCCGGCGATCGGCACGGCGGTCGTTTTCAAGTGGAACGCGCTCGGGGCCAAGACCTGCACGGTCGCCTACCCGATCTCGGGCTGGATCGGCACTGGCACCTCGGCGGATGGCAACATCACCCTCGACTTCCGGACGGGCCGCTTCTCGCTTTCTGCCACGCTCGCCCCGACGGTGCATCCGATCACCGTAGACGGCTCGGCGGCGACCGTCACCAAGGCGGCCGTGGACAACGGTGCGGGGCTGCTCACGGGCGACGTGGGTGCTGGTCCGAACACCATCGGCTACACCGATGGTGCCTACGCGATCACGATGCTGACGGCCCCGAAGGGTCCGATCGTCGTCACCTACACGATCTATGCCTGGGCGCTCAACACCATCTCCAAGGGGACGTGGGGCAACAACCTGCGCCTGGCGATCGTCGGGAACGCCGACTACTACGATGCGACCACGGCGTCCTACTCCAAGTTCAACGTCTACGTCCAGTACTACAACAGCACTTCGGGTCTCTACGATGTGGTCGAGACCTACGAGGAGGTCTCCTTCGACGATCCGCTCTCGGCGACTTTCTTCCCCGACGTCATCAACGAGCTGTCGGACTACATGACGGTCGTCGAGCCTGGTGGGGACGAGGCTCCGGAGCAGATGGCGGGTCTCCCGCTCTCGATGGTGCTGGCGGCTGGAGACGCTCTCGTCGCGAGCCAGACCATCACTGGCAACCTGTACGGGGCTCCGATCCAGGCGCGTTCCGTCTCCATCACCTGGGTGGATGCGCTCGGCGTGACCAAGACCGTCGTCGACAACGGCTCCGGTCGGCTTGTTGGCGATGTGGACCCGACCGGGGTCAACATGATCACCTACAGCAGCGGCGCGGTGAACTTCAAGACCTCCGGCCCTGTCAAGGTGCTCACCGTCGTCACCGCCACCTATCTCGGGGCGGTTGTCGAGACCTCCCACGTCGAGGACTTCGGCGACACGACAGCTGGCTACACCGCCGGCACGGATGGGACTTTCGACTCGACGAACTACAGCCGCAACCAGTTCTCCAACCCGACGCTCAAGGCGACCTACAAGGGCGTCTATGCGCTTTCCCGCATCGACGACATCATGCAGGTCGCGGTGCCGGACTTCGCGGGCGACCAGATCGTGACTGGTGACCTCCTCGACTACGCCGACGAGCGCGCCAGCCAGCCGGCCGGCGGGGACCGCTTCATCGTCCTCACCGCCCCCAAGGGTGTGACTTCGCAGGAGGCTGTGGACTGGTTCCGCTACACCCTCAACCGGTACTGCCGGTTCGCCGCGATGTACTGGCCGTGGGTCCGCGTCGCCGATCCGCTCGCCAACAACCGTCCACTCACGATGCCGGCGCTCGGCCACGTCGCGGGCGTGTACGCGCGCACGGACGCCAACAAGAACGTCGGCAAGGCTCCTGGCGGCACGGTCGACGGGGCGCTCAAGTTCCTGGTGGGGCTGGAGACGAACCCGAATCGCGCCGATCTCGACCTGGTCAGCCAGAACAAGATCAACGCCCTCGTGTCCTCGCCGCAGACCGGCCTGGCTGTGTGGGGTGTTCGCACGATCGCCACGGAGGCTGAGTGGCGCTACATCAACGTTCGCCGGCTTTTCATGTTCCTCGAGAAGTCGGTCTTCAACAGTACTCACTGGATCGTGTTCGAGAACAACGGTCCGGCTCTGTGGGCGCGCATCAAGGCCCAGCTGAACAGTTTCCTCAACGGGCTGTTCAACCAGGGCTACTTCGCGGGGGATTCGCCCGCCCACGCCTTCTTCGTCATCTGCGACGAGAAGAACAACGACCAGAGCACCATCGACGCCGGTCAGGTCATCATCGATGTCGGTGCTGCCCCGAACAAGCCGGCGGAGTTCGTGCGGTTCCGCTTCCAGCAGGCGACGTTCGCCTAGCAGGGAAGACCGCCAGGTAGGAAGCTGACACCTACGAAGGAAGGAAGACGATGGCCCAGATCACGATCACCAACCTCACGACCCTCGATGTTCCGATCACGGAGCTGTACGACAAGGTGCCGGCCGGTGTCGGCAAGACCCTGGTGGTGCAGCGCTTCCAGGCGGATTTCACCCGCATGCCGAACTTGATGGCCGCCATCAACGCCTCCAAGGTGTCGATCGCGATCGTCTACACGGCGGACGAGCTGGCCTCCGGTCTGCTCATCCCTTCGGCCGTCGGTCCTGGCGCGGTCGCTCCGGTGGCCCCGGCGGTCGTCGACGCCGCGCCGATCGTCATGCGCGCCCCGCTGCCGATCGGTGTGCCGGCTGTGCCCGATGACATCGCTCTCTTCGCGGCCGGCGCGTTGCCCTACAAGTTCCGTGTCCTCGACGCCCATGTCAAGGTCAGCGCGGCCGTCGCGCTCTCGACGCTCGTGTTGCGCGACGAGGCGCTGGGGGCCGGCAACGTGCTCGCCTCGATGAGTGGCGCGGCGACCGGGCGCAGCGACATGACCGACAACCTGACGGCCTTGGCGACCCCCGGGCCGCTGAAGGGTCTCTTCGTCAACCGCAGCGATGGCGGTGTTGTCGGCGAGGTCATCGTTCTGATCCGCAAGGAGACCTAGCAGGCGCTATGGCCCTCCTGCGCATCCATAACGTCACGGATTCCCCGGTCCACCTCGGGGACTTCTACACGGCTGTACCGGCGCACGGTCAGATCACGGTCACGCGTCCGGTAGCTTTTCTCCATCGCCTGCCCTCGGTACGGCGAGCGATGGCGGCGGACCAGGTGGCCATCGGGGTGACTCTCTCGCCGGGAGAGGCCCTTCCCGAGAACGTCGTCAACCCCTTCGAGGCACGGAAGTAGACCCGGCGAGGAGAGAATATGCGCGCGGCTTCCACCGACTTCATCAACTCGGCCAAGTTCCAGGCTGACGTGACCGCGTTCGGCGGGGTCAAGCGACTCGTCGTTCCGGGCCGTCCGCAGGCTGGCTTCTCCAACTGCTCCACCCCCGAGCTGACTGTCGAGTCGGTGGAGTACAAGGAGGGGACTTTCATCTACACTCGGAAGTTCCCTGGCAATCCGTCGATGTCCGACATCACGCTTTCGCGTGGCGTCGCGCGTGGTGACGGCTCCTTCTGGGAGTGGCTTCGCATCGTCGTCGAAGGCTCGGGCGAGTACCGGGCCGACGTGATGATCAAGCACTTCCACCGCGAGAACTGCTTGACCCGCCCTCTCCCGCCGAACCAGGGCGACGAGAACCTCACCGAGATCCCGGTCAACGCTCTTCCTGCGCGCACCTATCACGTCAAGGAGGCGTTCCCGATCCGACACAAGGTGGCTGGTGACCTCGATGCGACGGCCAGCGAGATCTCCATCATGGAGATCGACGTGTCCTACGAGTACTTCGAGGTGCAAGAGCACCCGATCATCGCGTAGTCGGGCGCTCGCTCTGTAGTAGGCGAGACCGTGGCCCGCACCATCCTTGACGACTACCTGCAGGCTTTCCCGTTCTGGTTGATGGACGTCTCGTCCATCAACGAGCTTCCGGTTCTGAATCCGCTGCTCGGCTTTTCCTCGATCACCGCGCCCGAGATCACTGCCGAGATCCAGGATATCACCGAGGGTAATTGGATCTTCAAGAAGAAGGTGTTGAAGAACGCCGATGTTGGCAACATCACGCTGATGCGTGGGGCGACGTTCTACGACCTCGACTTCTACAACTGGATCTTGGCGGCTCTTGGAGTCAAGCAGGCTCTCTCGGTGGGGGCGACTTTCGGAGGGTTCTCCCCCCGACGTAACTTGCTTCTCATCCACTACTTCAGCTCACGGCCTCATGAATTCGGTGAGTCGCTCGTCCCTTCTAGTCCGGGGCCGTTCGAGGTGCTCGCGCGCGTGCCCGCGCGTGCGTTCTACTTGCAGGGCTGTATCCCTGTGAGGTACAAGAGCGGAACGGACTATGACGCACGATCGAGCGACATCTCCGTGCTGGAGCTGGAGCTGGCTGTGGAGTCGATGGAGCAGGTCGTCCTGACGAAGTAGTTCAACGAGCGACCACCAGGTCGCCCCAACCTCTCAGGGGGTACGAGGCATGGACGTAGTGTTGCCTGCCGGAGACGCAACGAATCCGGTCAAGGAGGAGCGGGTCATTTCCGACGCTGAGAGGTCGCTTTCTCCGCTAGGGAATCTGATCTTTCTAGATCGCTACGCATGCAAGGATCAGGACCGCACACATCTGCGCCCGGGAGACGTAGTGGTGGCTTGTCCTGACCTGGCATCCCGCCAACGTCTCATCGGCCAGGTCAAGGAGATCCGCGACAACGCTCGGACGGTGCTCGTGCAGCTCGGTAACGAAGATCCGATCGAGATCCCCTCCGACCAGGTCGATCTCCCCGTTGAGACGCTGACCCAAGCTCATCGTCGGGTAGCACGCGCGGTCGCAGGAGCCGAGGGGGACAAGGCCGCCTTCTGGACGAAGGAGTTCTACACCACTCTCCAGGACTTCTCGTTTGTTCCCGCCGGCCGTATCCTGGCTGGAGCGGGCGTCGAGGAGAAGTTAACTCCAGGAAATTGCTATGTTCTTCCAGCTCCCAAGGATTCGCGCTCCGGGATCATCTCGACGCTCGACCGGATGACCGAGATCATGTCGAGGGGTGGCGGCGTCGGCATCCCCATCATGTCGTTGCGTCCTCGGTTCGGCATCGTCCGGGGGGTCAACGGGCGCTCCTCTGGTTCGGTAGCGTGGGGCGAGATCTACAGCTTTGGCACTGGACTCATCGAGCAGGGCGGCTGCTTCGCGCCCGAAACGCGACTCTCGACCACCTGCGGGTTGCTCACGGCGGCTGAACTCGTAAGTCGCATCGAAGCCGGTGAAGCGATCTACGTCCACACCCATGTGGGGCTGCGTAGGGTTACTGCGCGGTTCCGCAACGGGTCGAAGACGCTGTTGCGTGTGACGACGGAGCGCGGTTACGAAGTCACCGTGACGCCGGAGCACAAGATCGCGCTGCTTGACGGTGCCAATATCTGCACCAAGTCGCTGCACGACCTATGTGTCGGCAACGAAATCCTCGTGCTTCTCGGTACGGGGACGGGCGGCGATCAGGTGACGCTCAGGCCGGTCGAGTACGAGCGGTCGATCATGTCCACGACGCTCAACACCGATGTTCGCTTGCCGACGGTGCTGGACGCTCGCCTGGCGTATCTCCTCGGGTACTCCTACGGGGACGGCTACGTGCAAACCGGGCGCAAGGTGACGTGGCAGGCGAACAAGGGGCTCAAGCTATCTGTAGCCGACAGCGACGCGACAACAGCTAATCGGCTAGAGGTTACGGTCAAGGATCTTTTCGGCATCACGCCGACGTGGGAGTCGGGGGACGGGGCATGTCGCAACCTAGCGATCTACTCGCGGTTGCTTGTCACCTGGCTCGAACAGAATGACCTCCTCAAGGAGAAGACCGGGGAGATCCGCGTGCCTGATGCGATTATGCGCTCGCCCTCCGGCGTGTCCCTCGCGTTCGTAGCCGGTTACTTCGACGCGGACGGCTGCAACCGTGGCAGCAAGGGTGGCTACGGGTTCGACAGCATCAGCAAGGCGATGCTCCTAGATGTCCAGCGTCTTCTCGCCACCAACGGCATCCTTTCTCGGCTCTCCTCGCAGGACCACACCGAGCAGGGATGGAGTACGCTCTACCGCCTGTCTGTGACAGGGCGGACGCAGCGCACCCGCTTTGCGGCGATTGTTCCTGCTGAGAAGGCCGGTGATGACAACGGAGCACGGGACGAAAACACGTTTCCGTTCTCCGTCTGGACGGGGCTTGATGTACGCACGAAGTACCGTCAGGGCATCCATGATGGTGTTTCGGACAGGATCTCGCGCGCTCAACTCGAACGGATTGCTGAGCGCCTCGAAGCGCACAACGAGGATGACAAGGCGAAGCAGGTTCGGGCGTTGCTGCGAACGCAGCCTGATCGAATCGTGTCAATAGAGCCCGCCGGTGAGAGGGAGACGTTCGATTTCGAGGTTGAGGGGGTGCATCTCCTGAGCGGTGACGGCATCTACACGTCGAACTCGCGCCAGGGCGCGCTGATGCTGATGCAGTACTGCTGGCATCCCGACATCGTCGAGTTCATCACCGCCAAGATGGATCAGAAGCGGCTCACCAAGGCCAACATCTCCGTCGCCATCACCGACTCCTTCATGGAGGCCGTCGACACCGATAGCGACTGGGACCTGGTCTTTCCCGACACCTCGCATCCGGACTACAACGCGGAGTGGAACGGCGACCTCCCCGCGTGGAAGGCGGCGGGCCGTCCCGTCATCGTCCACCGGACCATGAAGGCGCGGGACTTGTGGAAGCTCATCGTCGAGAGCACGCACGCCTCTGGTGAGCCGGGGCTGTTCTTCGTCGACCGCTACAACAGCCAGTCCAACACCAGCTACTACCCCGAGGGGCACATCTACTGCTGCAACCCCTGCTGCTCTGGTGATACACGGCTCGCGACGCAATACGGCCTTGTACCCTTCAAGGAACTTGCCGAACGCGAGCTACTCCTCAAGGTGACCACCGACTTGCGAGCCGGTGAGAACAAGGTGACCACCACCATGGGGGGTGTCACTGTGCGCGCTGCTGTTCCTGCGTTCCTGACGAGCCCCTCTGCGGCGATCTACCGCGTCGAAACGCAGCATGGCTACTGCGTCAATGTGACCGAGCACCACGAGTTTGTGACTCCGGAAGGTCGGGCGGAGTTGCGCGATCTCCGTGTCGGTGACACGGTCTTCCTCCAATCTGGCGAGGGTCAGTGGGGTTTGGAAGTCGACTCTCCGGCGCTTGGAGCGCTCTTGGGTTGGATGACTGGGGATGGTTGGTGGAGCGGTAAGGGCGAGGCTGTTTTGCGCTTCTATGGCGAGAAGGCGGCCATCGCGGAAGAGGTTGTCGCGCAGGCGCGTTTGCTGCTTCCACCAGGCTACACCCTCAACACCTATTCTGTTGGGCAAGTGGATGCCAGGGAGGCTTCTAGCGAAGCCCTGGCCCGCGTGTTCGCGGAGTACGACTTCACTGCCGATACGAAGGGTCGGGTGCCGGAGATCGTCTTTCGTTCGAGTCGTAGGACCGTGTGTGCCTTCCTCCGTTTCCTGTTTGCTGCTGACGGTCAAGTGAACGTGAGTGGAGCGAAGTCCAGCAACACCTGTTCGGCTCGACTGAGTCAGAGCAACCTGGATCTGCTTCGGGATGTGCAGCTTCTTCTTCAGAACTTCGGCATCGTGTCAGCGATTTACCCTCGGCGCAAGGCGGGCTATCGCCGACTTCCTGATGGCAGGGGAGGCTTCAAGGACTACTGGTGCCAAGCGCAGTTTGACCTCGCCGTTGCCAAGGCCAACCTCTCCAAGTTCGCGGACACGGTTGGCTTTGCACGTCCTGAGCACGCCGAGAAGTACTTGTTGTGGGCACAGAACCGCAAGCGGGAACCATATCAGGAGACTTTCGAGGACGAGATCGTTTCCATTGAGTTTGTTGGCAACGAACCCACCTACTGCACGACGCAGCTCAGTCACCACACCATTGTTGTGAACGGGATTGTGACTGGTCAATGTGGTGAGCAGGGCATCCCGCCGTGGTCGGTCTGCAACCTCGGCCACCTCAACCTCACTCGCTTTCTCACTGGGAACGGCGTTTATGAGCCGGCTGATGTGGATTGGGACAAGCTCGGGCGGACGATCAAGACGGCTATGCGGTTCATGGATGACGTGGTCGACATCGCCTACTACCCCTTCGCTGAGAACGAGCGCCAGCAGCGCGCGGAGCGCCGGATCGGCCTCGGCACGATGGGCTTGGCCGAGGTGCTGATTCGCTGCCATGTCCGCTACGGGAACAACCCCGACTGTCTCCAGTTCCTCGATCGTCTCTTCAGCTTCATCGCCTGGAATGCCTACGGAGCTTCTGCCGACTTGGCTGAGGAGAAGGGGCCATTCACTCGCTTCGATTCTGAGAAGCTCTCTGTTCGGCCCTTCATCCACAACCTCCCGCAGGGGCTCCAGGCGTCGATCCGCAAGAAGGGGCTCCGCAACGCCGGCTGTCTGACCCAAGCGCCCACCGGCACCGTCGGGACGATGGTCGGCACCAGTACCGGCATCGAGCCTTTCTTTCGGTTCGAGTGGCTGCGCAACAGTCGGCTCGGCGTCCATAGGGAGTACGCGAACGTCTACGAGGAGTACCTGGAGGCGCACCCCGACCTCGACGAGAAGCGGGGTGGCATGTCGGAGCACGAGCGCGGCTCTTCCTCTGCTTTCCTGCCCTCCTGGTTTGTCACGACGGCCGAGATGACTCCCGAGGATCACGCCTATACGCAGGCGGCAATCCAGAAGTGGGTCGACAGCTCGATCAGCAAGACCTCCAACGTCCCGCACGACTACACCCCGGATCAGGTAGGCTCCTACTACCGCCTGCTCTACTTGCTCGGCTGCAAGGGCGGGACGGTCTATCGGGACGGTTCCCGCGAGGAGCAGGTGCTCAATTCGCTCGGCAAGGCCGATTCGAGCGACCATGTGGTCGCAATTCCGGAACTGCTCCCAGTCCCTACCGGCATCTACGACGCCAAGTGCTCCTCTCTGCTCACGCCAGTCGGGAAGCTCTCTTCGAAGCTCTGCCTGTATCCGGAAACCGGTGAGCCTTTCGAGGTGTGGCTCGAGGTATCGAAAGCTGGGTCCGAGGTCAACGCCATCCGAGAAGCCTTCGCTCGCCTGATGTCCCTGTTCCTGCGCCTCAACAGCCCCGTCCAAGCTAACCGACGGGTCGAGATGCTGGTGGAGCAGCTGGAGGGTCTGTCGGGGGGTAATCCGGTCGGATACGGGCCGGACCGTGTCCTGTCCTTGCCGGACGGTATCTCCAAGGGGCTCAGGATGGCCCTGGACGCCCTCAAGACTTCCTCCCCCACCCAACCCACCATCGAGGTCTTGGACGGCCCCACAGAGGCGGAGAACGCGTCCCAAGCCCCTGCCGCACCCCGGAACGGGAAGAACGGTCACCGGTCGGACTGCGATGTCTGTCCTAGTTGCCACCAGGCCGGTTTCTACCGAGTCGAAGGGTGTCAGAAGTGTGACAATTGCGGCTACTCCAAATGTTGATCTCAAGGTCAATGTCCGTGGTAGCCTAACGACATGTCATCGGATCTGCGCAAGCTCATCGAGGGGCTGCGTCTCCTCGTGGCCACCTCGGGTGCTGAGACCCTTGATGTGGCGGCTCTGCTGGACAAGCGTGAGCGGGACCGGAAGCTCGGTGAGGATGGAGCTGGTACCCCAGGCGTCACCACGACCGCCAACGTGGGCGCGTTCATGGTACCGCTCGGCGGGCGCATCTCTCGCCCCGATCCTAACGGTCCAGCCGAGATCGTTCCTGGCTACCTACTCCGTGCCCCCGACATCACCGGCAAGAAGATCCGTCGCCGCAAGAAGGTCTCTTCCTCCTCCGAGTAGCCTTTTCCTTCCATCATACTTGACGTATGGTGTACAGGTCTGGTACATCATGTGTTAAGTAAGTTCAAAGGACGGAGATCATGGCGGACGACATCGAGAAGGTTGTGTCGAAGGACCCTCGGGTAGCATGGACGCAGGCGGTGTGGGAGGCGTGCCGGTCACGGTGTTCCAACTGCGGCGGAACCGACAAGCTTCGGGTGAAGATGATTGTGCCCGAGGAGGCCGGCGGCAAGCTTGTCCCGTCAAATGGAGCCTTGCTTTGTCGGGCGTGCGAGATGGCTGCCGAGTCGACTCCGCATTCTGACACGACCTTGCGTCCGATCAACTTCTGGGTCAGCGAGCAGCTCTACAATTCGCTCCAGAGCAACGCTCGTGGGGGTTTCAACAGCATGGCGGCGTTGGTGCGCTACCTGATGGCGAAGTTCGTCACCGATGAGTCCCGTTTCGACGACCTCGACAAGTATCAGGACGCGGGCTCGGACGTGAAGGTGAACGTCTGGGTTGAGACGGACCGCTACGCTAGCTTCAAGAAGATCGTGGACTCGCGCGGTCTCACCGTGACGGACGCCATCAAGGCGTTGATCCGCATGTACGAGGCGGAGGCCGCACCACTCGTTCGGAAGGAAGGATGATCGATGGATAACGAGGACAAGGCACAGCTGCTCGTCGAGCAGAAGCTCCAGGACGCCAAGGAGTCACAAGGGGTGTTCGATCTTCCGTGCGGTTTCATCGACGGCACCGGAACGCTTCACACCGAGGTGGTGCTACGCGAGATCACCGGCAACGAGGAGGACATGCTGACCTCCAAGAAGATGTCGGGGGTCAAGAAGATGAACGAGCTATTCAGCCGGTGCATCGAGCGCCTCGGTTCCGTCACCGAGAAGGGCAAGATCGCCGCTGCTGTGCCCGATCTGCTCGTTGGCGATCGGGTATTCCTCATGTTCGCTCTGCGTCGGGTCACGCTGGGGGACGACTACCCGTTCAAGGATCGCTGCCCGCACTGCGACAAGGAGAGCCTCTTCACGGTGAACCTGGGCGAGATCGCTCCGCGCAAGATGCCCAACCCGAAACTGCGCATCTATGACGGCAAGACCTCCACTGGCAAGACCTTCAAGTTCCACCCGCTCTCGGGCCGCGACGAGGCGCAGATCAGCGACCTAGGTGCGATGGGTGACGGCCTTTCGCTGTCCATCATGGTCCGTCTCGAGAGCCTGAACGACACCTTGCCGACTATCGAGACCATCAAGGCCCTGTCCAGTCGCGAGCGCAACGAGATGCGGTCGACTTTCGATGAGGCGGACGGGGGTATCGACACCGAGGTGGAGATGGAGTGTCCGAAGTGTGGGGACACCTTCCGGCGTGACATCGACGCGAGTCAAGCCAGTTTTTTCTTTCCCTCTGCGGTCCGGAGGAACTCGAAGGGCAGATCTTCTACCTGATGGAGATGTTCGAGGGCCTAGACTATGATTCCATCATGTCCATGCCCTCAACCCGACGCATCCGCATGATCCAGAGGAAGTCGGAGCTGGAGCGTAAGCGGGCGGACCACGCGCGGGCGGAGGCCTCACGGGCACGAACACGCAAGCGTTAGGAGCGGAGGCCCGTGGCGCTGAACAACACCATCGGTCTTGGATTCAACTTCGGAGCACAAGACTCCGGCTTCCAGGACACCCTCAAGAAGGTCATGGGCGGCATCGCCGAACTCGGCGACATGGCCAAGTCGTTCAACCAGCAGGCGTCCAAGCTCGACCCCTCAAAGGAACTCGACAAGAGCGCCACCAAGTCCAAGAAGGCTGGCGGCAAGTTCAAGGACCTGATCAAGACCTTGGGCGAGGACCTGTCCGACGCCGTTGATGGTAGTGGTCGACGCTTTCAGATCTTCACCCGCAACCTGTCGAAGGACACTCGGACGGCTAGCCTTGGGTTCGGGCTCATCGAGCGTGCTGTTGGCACCCTCGAGAAGCTCCTCTCGCAGAGCCGCCTCCAGACATGGATTCAGGCGATCTCCCTCGGCCGCCTAGGGGACGTTGCCAAGGAACTAGGGGAGCTTTCCCATCAGGGGCTCAATCTCACCACGTCCCTCGAGGGGCAGATCACCGCCAACAACAAGTCGACGAAGGCGTTGGCCGCCAACATGGGCTACGCCGGGCAAGCCGCCCAGAAGTTCAGCGGGCAGGCCGGCAGTATGGCCATCTCGCTCAACATCAGCGCCGAGGCCGCTGGGAAGGCGCAGTACGCCTGGGATCAGGGCGCGGACGTACTCAAGGCGGTCGGTATCGATAGCGCCGACACGGCTGCGAAGATGGGCGAGGTCTTCGGCATCGACATGTCGAAGTTCATCTTCCAGCTCAAGCAGACGAAGTCGGAGTTCGGGCTCACGGATGAGCAGCTGAACAATGTTGTTGGCTCCCTGACTGCGTTCGGGAAGCAGAGTGGGGATGTATCTGGTGCGCTCGGCATGTTGCCGGATCTCCTGACCCAGATGCGCGAGCAGGCGCACGCATTGGGGATCGAGATGTCCGGCCAGCAGTTGGCTGACTTCGCCACCGACACCGCCTCCTTGGCGACTGGCTTCTACTCGGTCACCAACAACATGGAGGATGCGAAGAGCATGGCGATGGGGCTCGGCAAGTCGATGCTCCAGAGCCGAGCCGACATGGGCAAGCTGTTCGCCGGAACTGCCGACGATATCCCTGCGATGGTGCAGGAGCTAGGGATTGCCACCAGCGACATCAACAACGCTTTTGCCCTGATGCAGAAGGGACCGGCCGGCATGACCGCCGGACTTGCTCAGATGGTCTTGGCGGCCAAGAAGAACGGCAAGGGTTCGGCCGAGGCGATGAACTTCTTCAAGCAGCGCCTCGAGGCGGCGGTCGGTCCAGAGCAGGCCTCCATGCTCATGAGCTTCTTCGAGAAGGCCGACGATTCAACGCTGGCCATGATGGCTGACACCAAGAGCGCCACAGCCAACCTAGGGAAGATGGCCAAGGAGGGCTTCTCGACCGGTCATACCCTGGCCGAATCGTTCGAGCTAGCCGAGAACCAGTTCGTCATGCGTTTCCGCAACATCTCGCGGAAAGAGGCCGTGAAGTTCGTCGACGACACCACCAAGGAATTTGACCGCTTCGCCACCAAGCTGAAGGGCATCGCTGACGAGGGAGGCCCGCTCGGCTTCATCGTCAAGAAGTTCTCCGAGATGCACCAGCTTGGTGTGCAGGCCCTTCTGCCCCAGACACTTCGGCCGATGGCGGCTGTGTTTGGTACGATGATCAAGGAGGGCACGCCTCTCATCGGTATGCTCGGTAGTCTTGGGCTCCGGTTTGGTCATCTGACCAACCCCATCACGCTCGCAGCTGCAGCCCTAGGTGGCTATCTGTTGATCATGAAAGGTACCCAGAAGGCTGCTGTGGACGAGGCTGAAGCTCTCGCCGCTGACGGCGATGCTCTGTGGGAGCTGGATAGGGCTGCGAAGAAGGCTGCCGACACGTCGATGAACTTCTTCGGGTCGAAGGAAGACTGGCTCAAGCTGGAGACGAAGAGCTTCAAGCTCGCGCGCAAGGCGAAGTGGGCGCACGGTCTCAAGGACGAGCGAGCCGAGCTAACGAAGTTGCTCAAGTACAAGAACAAGGACTACATCCTCGACAAGAAGACGGGGAAGACAGTCAGGACGGAGATCGCGCAGCGAAATGCCAACATCGCGGCGATCCACGAGGAGATCAAGGCTGAGGCAAAGCTCGATGCCCAGACACGGTTCAAGGAGGGGGTGAAGGCGGCCGTCGACAAGGCTATCGAGCTTGCCAAGGCGCTTCCCGAAATCCTCAAGACGGTTTGGGTGGAACTGCAAGGAGCCTGGAAGGACATCAGGGGTCCGCTTCTCGGGGCGCTCAAGATGGCCTGGGATTGGCTTCGGACGGAGGTGTACCCGATCGTCCGCGACTTCCTCAAGTCGATGTGGGAAGGGCTGGTCTCGGGGTCGAAGGCTGAATCGGGGAGCACGTCTCAGAAGGTCGGCTCGGCGATCGGGGTGGCGCTCCACCAGGCTTTCGTTGTCGCCATCGACTACATCAAAGCGTACCTGACGAAGTGGTGGGCCAAGATGGGGACGATCTGGGGCGACAGCTCTACCTCGTTCACCGACAAGGTTAAGGACACAGTCAAGAACTCGGCCGGCCTCCTTGTTGCCGGTTTCGCCCTCGCCAAGTTCACTCCGGTCTTCGGCATTCTCGGTTCTCTTGCTGGCGTCATGGGTGGAGTCGTCCGCATTGCTACCGGATTCGGGGCCGTCTTGATCCGTATCATCGCCCTGCTACCTGGGATGGCGAGTGGAGTGTACTCAGTGTTAAGCACGCTCCAGGACGTGGGCGTGTTCATGTTGACGAATCCGATTGGCTGGATCGCGACGCTTGTAGCAGTCGCGGTTGCCTTCGCGCTGTGGCCGGACAAGGCCAAAGCAGCGATGGAGAAGGTCGGCAACTTCATCCGAGACGCCCTGTCCAAGATCGTTCCGTGGGTGCTGGAAGCGGTGGCTTTCGTGGTGAAGGGGGTCCTTACTGTAGCGTGGACCATCGTCACGAAGCTTCCAGAGATCATCACGGCAGCAGCCAAAGCTGTTGTGGCGGTCGTGGTGATGGCGGTGAAGGCTGTCCTCGGTGTTCTCGACGGTATCGCCAACTGGCTCAAGGAGAAGATTCCGTGGGCTTCGTGGTTGATCGACGGCCTGTTCGGGGCTATCAAGCTCGGTGTCCAGGTTGCCGGCGCGGTCACGTTGGTCTGGTTGGCTGCGATGGCTCTCAAGTACGCTTGGATGGCTGCGTCCTTCGTAGCCTCGACGATCTGGTCAACAGGGGTCTACCTGCAACAGATGGCCCTCCGGATCTGGGCGAGCCGTCAATTCTACTGGGCCGTGCTTGGGCATCTGAAATTCCTCATCGTCCAGGAGTTGAAGTTCTTCTGGACGGTGGCTCAAGCGACGGCGATCTACGTCAAGGACTGGATCGTTGCTAACGCGCAGGTGGTGGCGAGCGGTGTCTGGGCGACAGTTTCGCTGACACTGCGCTGGGTCGCGTTCTTCGTGATCGTGGCGGGTTGGGCGGCTAGCTGGGCTCTTCAGATGATCGGCCACTACATCAAGGTGGGGATACAGGGAGCCTGGGCGGCGATGGCAACCTACGCCGCGTGGCTGCCCTGGATTGCACTAGCCGCTCTCATTGGGCTAGCCGTCTATGGGATCATCCAGTTGTGGGACAAGCTTCCAGCCTTCTTCAAGGGGCTTTGGAACGGGATCGTCTCAGTGGTGACGGCAATCTGGAACGGTTTGGTTGCTGCCGCGAAGTGGGTTTGGGGCGTGATCAAGACGATCGCGATGGCTCCCGTCCGTCTTATCCAGGCAGCCTGGAGCGCCCTGACCGGTTTCTTCGGGTCGATCTGGAGCGGGATCAAGAGCATCTTCTCGTCCGGTAGCGACGAGACCAAGAAGCACACCGAGAACTCCTCCAATAGCATTGCCGCGATGGTGCAGAAGACTATCACGCAGTTCGATCAGGTGACGGCCAAGTCCAAGGAGGCCTCGACTGCTGCCGGTGCAGCCGCTACTACAAGCATGACCAAGTCACTCGAGGCCAACAAGACGGCAGTAAGGGAAACCGCCAAGGTTGTCAACACGACCACGCAGGCGTCTATCTCGGTGGTGAATGCTGTTTCTTCGGCGGTTGACGAAACCAAACGTCTGCTGATCGTAGCCGGCAAGCTAGCGATGCCCGGGCTCACTAAAGAAGAGATCGACTTGGACAAGAAGCGCCAGGAGCTACAAGACGCATGGATGGCTGAGAGAGTGCGGTTGGTCGACGACGAGGGCACGCTACGGACGAAGGGGATGGACCTACAAGAAGAGCTGGCTAAGGCTGATCAGAAGCACATCGCCGATCTGAAAGCTCTCGGAGAGACTACTTCCGAGACCTTCGGGGTGGAGAACAAGTACCTTGCCGCATCCGCAGATGACGCAAATGCCTACTTCAAGGACCTTACGGACCTAGGTGTGGGTTTGACGGAAGATCAACAGATGGAATGGAAAAAGCGCCGTGAAGGTGCCAGGACGGCGCTCCTGCAAGAGAGTGCTCTGATTAGGAGCGCGAATCAGTATAACGGAGACCTCAACAGGGACTGGTTCCAGGAGTACAAGACCGAGTATCGGAAGACCGCTTTTGGGGTGGAAGAAGTGCGGGTAGCGTTGTCAGAGGATGAGAAGACGAGACTACAGACCGATAGGATAGCAGCAGGTAAAGTGCAAGCGGAAGAGTGGAAGATGGCGGGGAAATATGCTCGTCTTCACGAAGGCTTGCTGATCGAAGGACAGCTGCTACACGAGAAGGGTCTCTCGACTGTGCTGCGAGGCGGAGAGTTGACAGAGTCAGTGATGCAAGCTGCTCTGTCCGCCTACGTAGGTATACAGGCCGCTACTGACAGCAAGATGCGACAACTCATAGCAAACATGGCCCCGGCTGTTAGGGGAGCTGTTGAGGAACGGCTGAAGGTTATCGAAGCAGGTCACCAACAGGAACTGAAGAGTTTCCTTGCTACTACCAAGCTACAGGGGGCGGAACTCGACGCTGCAGTAGCGGTCATCAACACGAAGTACAAGGGACTGACGGCGAACGTGGGAACGGAACTAGAGAAGCAACAGGTAGCCATCGCTTCGAATACGACAGCAAACGTGGATGCCGTAGCTGCTGGCATCGCTGCGCAGACTGAGGCTGTGAAAAAGGAGGTAGGAGGTACCATCGACGTTGCAGCCTCCCTGGGCAGCGAGGTTCAGAAGAGCATCGGTGTCAGTGTCGAGGCCTCGGCTGGGATCATGAAGGAGCTGATCAACATCGAGCCGGAGTTGTTCCGTGCTCGGATCACCTTGGTGGGTGGCTACTACCAGCAATTCCTGGGTGAGTCGATCGGCAAGACGAAGGAAGTGGTGTCTGGCGCGCAGAGTGCTCTAGCCACGTTCAACGAGGAACTGGGGAAGGGTTGGAAAGCGGTTTCGGAGAATCCGGCTATCACGAGCTTCTGGAACGTGCAACGAGCTGAGATGCTGAAGCTCCTCTCGTTCTCGGGAAAGGATCAGGAGGGCGTCGTGAAGGCCATCGGATCTTTCTTGACCGAGGGTCTCGCGGCGATCGAGAAGGTTCTCAGCGACAGCTTGGCTGGGACGATCACCAATGCTTTCGGCAAGGCGTTCCAGAGGGTCGTCGCCACCATCCGAACGCAGTTCAATCGTGATGTCGTCAAGGAGTTCCGTAAGACCTTCGATCTCATCGCCCAGGAGTTCCAGAACATCTGGGATCGTCTGCTTCAGCTCTCCGCCGTCGCCTTCGACAAGTTGGCTGCCGACCTCGGTATCGCCATGTCACGCGCACGCGCGCTCACGCTCGCGCAGGAAGCGACAGCTTCGACCACCCAGAAGGCTCCGCCGCCCATCGAGGTCATGCAGGTGTCCCAGGAGGACATGGATCAGGCGCTCCTAGAGGCAGTCCACTGGCCGAACTGGTACAGCGCCGACTTCCGCCAATTGTTCTTGTCACTGCTGGCTTCCTCTCAGGAGACCGCCGCCAACAGCGGTCAGGCTGCTGCTGGAGGTCGTCCGGTCCAACGCACTCCGCGCGTGGGGCCTGGAACTGGGCCTAGGGGCACCAACACCGATAACGAACCTACCGGGGGAGCGTAGTCTGTGGCCGTCACCGTTTCCAAGCATAGTCGTCTGAACTTTGCCGAGCTACTGGCTAAGGACGGCTTCGAGTTCTGGGACTTGCCGGAGCTTCCCGACATTCCGGCACAGCCTGACGATCTGGTCTACACGGTGCTAGGGACTGATCGCATCGATCGCCTGGCAGGGCGCTACTACGGAGATCCGGTCCTATGGTGGGTGATCGCCTTGGCGAACAACCTGGACGATGTCCCTACAGCCTTGTGCGAGGGGCAGCAGCTTCGCATCCCCGCGCCGCGCTACGTCCTCCAGGAACTGTTCAAGAGGTAGCATGCCGACGGGGACCTTCGATACCTATAGTCCCTTTATGGCTGCCGCGATCATCATGGACCCCGATGATCCGTCATCGCGTGTGCCCCTGTGGACCGATCTCGAGAGTTGGGCGGTTAAGAACGACGCCTCACCGAAGGTACACCAGCTGCTCCAGAAGGATATCCACGCCCTCAGCTATGTCACCGAAATGTCGGTGGAGCTGCAGCTGGCTTTCCTGCCGATCATTTCGGTTACGCTTACGCCGCCTTATAGAGACGCGATAGCGTTCCTCGATAGCCCCCTAATCGAATGGTGTCGCTCTGTCTTGGAAGTCCGCTTTGGCTACGCAGGAGGGGCTCCAGAGGGGGCTGTGCTGTCGCCCGTATTTTCGGGACACATCCTGAAGCCTGACGTGAGCCTCGGACCAGATTGCACCATCACGCTCAAGGCTCAAGGTATTGGGGCGTTCAGTGCGGTACGGCAGCAGCAGCTCCAACAGTTCGACAACAAGACTCGCCGAGAGATCATCACCGAACTAGTGCGTGGTCCGGACCCTAACAATCCCCGAGCGCTGAAAGTTGATTTCAGCGCCATCGATAAAGGAGAGCGCTATCAGAAGGGGGCGCTTCAACTCGCGGAGAACCGCAAGGCGCTGGCTGAGGCCAAGCCCGCCATCAACAAGAACTATGAGACTTCGGTGCAAGCCATTGAGGCTAGCAAGCTGTCACGAAAGGAGAAGAATCGTCAGATCACTCGTCTGGCCCAGCAGAGCAACGATGCCTACTTCAAGAAGGTCGATGTGATCTACAGGACAACCTACCATCCTATCGACGAGCGCCTCCCCTCGCTCTCTCAGGCTGGCATGACAGATCAGATGATCATCTGGAGATTGGTTCGTGAGGCGGGTTGCTGGATGCGCTATGTCGGCGATACCCTCTACGTGTTCGACAAGAGCCTGGCGACGACACAACCCCCCAAGTACATCCTCCGGCTCTACGATTTCGCTGACGGGTCCATTGGGCCGGCAGCCGGCGTTTTCCCTATCCTCTCGGTGTCCAGTCCGACGCCGGCAGTCTATCTACCTTCCGAAGTGCGCGGGTTCGTTCTCAAAGGGATCGACCCTGAGACCCGCGAGGAGAAGAAGCGGATCGTCGATGACAAGACGGCTGCTCCGGCTCATACCGGTAACGCTGCGGTTACACCTCCGGCATCGAAACAACTCCCTGGTGCGAACAAAGAAACAGGGGACGGTTATGCTCTCGCTTCTCAGGACTCACAACCCAAGACTGGAGAGGAGCAGTTCAAGCAACTAATCGAAGCTGAGATGACGGCTTGTCAGGCTACGATGATGGGTGTGAAGCTCGACATCGAAACCCTGGGTATCCCCGATCTGCTCCCTGGAGATGTGGTGGCGGTACGGGGTATCGGTAAGCGACTGGCGAGTGAGTCGGGGAATTTCGGCGTCATGAAGGTCACTCATTCTATCGGGGGTTCGTCCTACACAACCAGGTTGGAAGTGAACTCGAACACCGCCGAACTGGCGATGAAGATAGCTGCTGGATTACTGCCGGTCGGTCCCATCAACACCTCTCGTCCCGAAGACCCAAAGACCAGCGACGCCAACAAGTCGGCCGGCAGGACCGTCCAGCCGAAGCAGGAGCGCTGATGCAATCCCTATCCGATTTCGTTGAGAAGCTCCTTTTCTTCGGGCTCGAGTACTACCGGAAGTTCTACGGGATCTATAGGGGCAACGTGACCCGCAACGACGATCCGGACTACCGAGGTCGTATCCAGGTCGTGGTGCCGGCAGCTGGCCACAATCGGGCTCCAGATCTCTGGGTCGAACCGGCTTTCGAGGGAGCAGGGCGGAATCGGGGCTTCTTCTGGCCGCCTGAAGTGGGCGATTCGGTCAGAGTGGCCTTCGAGCGTGGTGACCCCAGCAAGCCTGTCGTGTACTGGGGAGGCTGGTTCGGGAACCCTGATGGGCAGACAGAGGCTCCTGGAGAGCTAGGACACACCATCCCAGAGGACTCCTCGGACCGGCGGACGGTCCCTACTTCGCGAGGGCTCGTCACCCGTGCTGGGCATGTCCTATCGTTCGAGGATGCGGACGGGGCGGAAACGGTGCGACTACGGTGGCACCAACCGGACCCCGCAGATGAAGCCCGCACCGACTTCACTGCTACAGCCGACCGCTCGAAGGGTAGCTACGCCGAGCTGGTGATCGACAAGACTGGCAGCGTGCAGCTGACAGCCAAGAATGGTTCGTACCTGCTCATGGACACGGAGGGAAAGAAGATCGCGGTCTACGACAAGGACCACCAGTACAGCATCGTCGTCGACAAGGACGGGGCTAAGGTCACCGCAGCCAAGATCGTTCTCGATGGCAGTCTGGTGGAGCTGGGTTCGAACGCCGACACGCCGGCTGTTCGAGGACAGGACTTCTACAACTGGGCGCTCACCCACAAGCATCCGACGGCCTGGGGGCCTTCCGGTCCGCCGCTTCCGCTTCCGTCGGCCTCCATGCTGTCCAAGATCGTGAAGCTCCACTAGATGCTGCTACCCGCCATCCTAGTCGAAGGGTTCCTTCGTTTGATGACCGGCAAAGCGGCGAACGCTGTGGAGACGGCGCAGGCTCTCTCTTCGACCTACAGCAGCTACGCCGCGACCGCGCAGGCCAACGGCCTGCCCCCGCTTCTCATTGGGCTAGAGAGGGTGAGGATGGCACAAGTGCTGGTGCAGGCCTTCATCCCTGGTTCGGGCTCTCAGCTCGCGCGTAGCGGCATCGCCATGTCCATCGCCGCCTTCTGGACCGGTGTGGTGTTCGGTGTGGGGGTTTTCACCTACTTTCCGAATTCCGTGCTCGAGGACAGCCTGGCGAATACGATGCGCTTGGGCTTGTCTTGCGAGGAGGCGGCTCAGCGTTTGGCGGACTGCGTCGATGTCGCGACGCACGCCTCCCTCGTCACCTTTCCTCCACCGATCGGGCCGGTCCCGCTGGTATGATGGTGCTGCCGTGACGATGTACAGGGGCATCCAGTTTCCGTTTGAGTGTGGCGAGACCTCCTTTCCCAAGGAGTCGACGGACAGCGACCTCATCAAGGAGTCCCTCATCCAGATCATCCTCACGCAGCGGGGCGAGCGGGTGATGCGGTCGGACTTCGGGTGTGACACCCTCTCGATCGTGTTCGAGAACAACGATCTGGCGCTCGAGAATCGCATCCGTACTGACGTTCTGACAGCGATCGGCAAGTGGGAGCCGCGCGTGATCGTGCGCCAGGTAGCGGTAACGCGGAAAGAGGCGGAGGTGGTGATCGATATCGTCTACGTCGTCATCGCTACTCGGCAGGATCAACGGCTCCAGATCTCGATCCCGATCGTCACCTAGCAGGACGGACCTATGGACAATCTCAGCAGAGCCAAGTACGCCGGATTGGACTTCGACACGCACTTTGACGACCTGCTGGCGCAACTGCAGTCCAGTTTCGCGTCGACCTATAACGACTACACGGTGTCGTCGCTCGGGGTCATGCTCCTAGATCTCGTGTCCTACGCTCTGGACGCGATGAGCTTCTACTTGGATAGGCGAGCGTCAGACGACTACCTGATAACGGCTCGGACCAGGAAGGCCGTCTCCAAACTGTGCCGGCAGCTCGGTTACAAGATGCGGCCGGCGATTGCTTCGTCGGTCGACCTGCAGGTGTCCTTGGACACAGCACTAGCTTTCCAGGTACTCCTGCCCAAGGGGTTCAAGTTCAGCGGCCCGAACGGGCTTGTGTTCGAAGCGGCTGAGGACACCAACTTTGATGTCGGCCTCGGCCCCAACGATCCCAAGTCGATCCCCTGTTACGAGGGCGAAACCTTCAACGAGTCCTTCGTCTCGGACGGCACTTCAAACCAGTTGTTCCAGCTTCGTCGTGTACCCGAGGACAAGTTCGTGGTCTTCGGCTCGGTGCAGATTCTGGTGGACAGCTCCTTGTGGGTCGAGAGCGAGTTCCTGACCTTCGACCAGATCAACCAGTATGAGGTTGGCTACAACGACGATCCCCCGTCCGTCCGGTTCGGTGACGGTGTGGCCGGCAACATCCCCACTACTGGAGCCACTATCCAGGTGCGGTATGTGGCCTCTCGAGGCAAGTCCGGACAGGTGGGGGCCTCGACTATCCAGGCCGAAGTATCCCCGTTGGTCGCGAATTTCCAGACGATCAACCTCACCATCAACAACCCGCTCCCCTCGGTCGGTGGGGATGACGCTGAGACGATCGACCACGCCAAGGCGTTCGCCGGACGCTTCTTCAAGTCGCGCCAGGTGGCCATCACGCGGGAGGACTACGAGGCCCTGGCCGGTTCCTACGCCGACCCCCTGTTCGGCCGCGTGGCGGCAGCGCAGGCGGTCTCTAGCCGGTCGGCAGCCTCTGACCTCGACTTGCTCAACAACCTCCTCATCATCCGGAGCGTGGTCGAGGACCCGGTTCCCACGGTCATGGCGGAGGCTGCTGCGGCTTCCGCATCCCTCGCCACCGTGGCGTCCAAGCTTGCTACGATTGCTACGCTGCTATCCCAGATTGCTGGCCAGACCAGTGCGGCGGATACTCAGCTCAACACGGAGATGGGTAACACTCGCCTGATTCGTGGGGGCACGGTCGAGATCCAGTCGGAGACCCAGGCTATCCAAGGCATCGCGTTGGGTGGAGTCGGAGCGGTCAATGCTGTCGCCGACCTAGGATCTGCCGACACCCTTTCAGCCGTGACCAAGGACGCGATCAACGCCTACTTCAACCGTTTGATCACGCAAGCCATAGCGGCAGGTTCGGCTGCCAGTACGGTGCAGGGTCTGGCGGATGGTGTTCTGATCGGGCTCGACACGGCCAAGACTTCGTTGGCGACGATCGGGCTCGACACAGTGACGGACGACACCTACCTGGTCCAGGTCGAGCAGAACCGTGCTGATGCGGCGACAGCTTCTTCGTCCGTGCAGAGCAACATCAACGCGATGAAGGCTGTGGTGATCGACACATCGAACACGGTTGACGCGGCTCTGACCGACATATACACGCACGTCGATCGGATGCTGGCCGCCGATGCTCTTGTCAACCTAGTCTCGGTGCCGATCCTGACCAACGACGCCTCCGGATTCTATGCCGCACCTACGGCCAGCCTGATCCAATCTCTCCAGACCTACCTGGACGCCCGCAAAGAAGTCACCCAGACTGTGCAAGTCGCGTCCGGAGAAGGTGCGCTGATCAAGGCGGTCTTGACGGTGCGGGTCGGCGTCCTGACCGGCTACTCACAGGACGTGGTGCGGGTGGGCGTAGAGACAGCTCTCGATGGACTTTTGCGCGGGCGAAAGTTCGGGGATTCTCTGTTCGTCTCCGAGATCACCGCTATCGTGATGAGTGTAGCCGGCACTG